AGGTGCTACAACGCTCACATTGACTGTTGGCTCTGGTGAAACCATTGTCGCTGGCGACGTGTTCACAATCGCTGATTGCTACTCTGTTAACCCACAGACTCGCGAGTCTACTGGTTCATTGTTCCAGTTCGTGGCTTTGGCTTCTACCACATCCACAACAACTGCTACAGTGACTGTTGCGCCGATGTATTCTGCTGCCAATGCTTTGGCAACTATGAATGTGTTGCCCGCTACCAGCAAGGCCGTAGTGTTCGTGGGCGCGGCTTCTAGCCAGTACGCTCAGAACTTGGTTTACCACAAAGATGCGATCACTTTTGCGACCGCTGACTTGTTGTTGCCCCAAGGTGTTGACATGGCCGCCCGTGCTGTTCACAACGGTATTTCTTTGCGTGTGGTTCGCCAGTACGATATTAACAATGACCGTATGCCTTGCCGTATTGACGTTTTGTATGGCTACAGCGTGATTCGCCCACAGATGGCCGTCCGCATGTGGGGCTAATTTTTAACATCTTTTTAAGGAAATTATCATGGCATTACCTAACGGCGCAGGCGGTTACCAATTTGGTGACGGCAATCTGAACGAAATCAACATGGTCACGCAAGTGGCCCCTACAGCTAAAACAGCCGCAGCCACTTTGACTGCTGCTGAATTGGCTACTGGCATCATTACTTACACTGGCGCTGCTGTTGCCCTGACTGTACCCCTCGGTGCAGACATGGACGCCGCATTCTCTAGCATGAAAGTCAATAGCTGCTTTGAGTTTTCAATCATTAACACCGGCGCAACCAATGCCGCTACTGTTACTGCTAACACTGGTTGCACTTTGGTTGGTGCGGCTGCTGTTGCAGCAGCAACATCTTGCATTTGGCGCGTTCGCAAGACCGCTGACGCAACTTATGTGTTTTACCGCGTAGCGGGCTAAAACTAAAAGGGGGCTAATCACCCCCTTTCTATTATGAACATCACACTTGTACATCCAGTCCACGGCGCTAAAGTTGCCACAATGGAACTTGAGATTGAAAGAGATGAAAAAAATGGCTGGACGCGCTACAATCCAGACACGCCTGTTCAGGCGGCTCCCGTAAATACGTTGGAGATCAAGCGCCGCCGTAAACCGGCAGAGGAAGCAACCGAAGGAGTCTGAACATGGCAACGTATACCGCCGGCGATCAAATCAACCGCGCTTTGCGCCTGTTAGGTATATTGGCCGAGGGCGAGACGCCTTCTGCATCCATGTCGCAAGACGCCTTGATGGCGTTAAATCAGATGATCGACAGTTGGAACACTGAGCGTTTGTCAGTGTTTGTAACTCAAGACCAAGTTTTCACATGGCCTTCTGGCTATATCAGCCGCACCCTTGGCCCATCAGGCGACTTTGTTGGCCTGCGCCCCGTGTTGGTAGATGACGCAACATACTTCAAAGCGCCTAACGGCGTGTCGTATGGCATCAAAATGATCAATCAACAGCAGTACAACGGTATTGCTGTCAAAACAGTAACCTCGACTTACCCACAAGTGCTTTGGGTAAACATGGGGTTTCCTGACATTACACTGACAATTTACCCAAGGCCCACGCAAGACTTGGAGTGGCACATTGTGTCGGTTGAAAAACTTGACGAGCCAGCTACGCTGTCAACAGAACTGTATTACCCGCCCGGTTATTTGCGGGCGTTTACTTACAACTTGGCCATGGAGTTTGCACCTGAGTTTGGCGTTGAGCCAAGCCCACAAGTGCAGCGCATTGCCATGACTTCTAAGCGCGATCTCAAGCGCATCAACAACCCAGATGATGTGATGGCATTGCCTTACGCATTGGTGGCAAACCGCCAGCGCTTTAACATCTACGCCGGTAACTACTGATGAAGACGCCGATCCTTGGCTCCAGCTACGTTGCCCGCAGCGTCAATGCTGCGAACAACCGCATGGTCAATCTGTTTCCAGAAGTTGTGCCAGAAGGCGGCAAAGAACCCGGCTTTCTTAACCGCGCGCCCGGTCTTAAACTGGTGCAGTCTATTGGCACTGGCCCGATCAGGGCGCTGTGGGCGCACCAGACCAACGGCGCGGACTTTTACGTCGTCTCTGGCGTACAAGTTTTTCGTGTGCGCGGCCTAACTGCAACGCCTGAGTTAATTGGCACTGTAGCGGCTGGCGGCCCCGTATCAATAGCGGATAACGGCACGCAACTGTTTTTTGCTTGCAACGGCCCAAGTTACATCTACAACGAGCAAACCCGCGTGTTTGCACCCATCTTAGACCCTGATTTCCCCGGCGCGGCCACAGTGGGTTATCTGGACGGCTACTTTGTGTTCAACGAACCCAATAGCCAGCGTATATGGGTTACGCAATTGCTTGATGGCACATCGGTAGACCCTCTTGATTTTGCAAGCGCTGAAGGCTCTCCAGACGGCTTGGTGGCGGTCAATATTGACCACCGTGAGGCATGGCTCTTTGGCACTGACTCTGTTGAGGTCTGGTATGACGTGGGCGGTACAGATTTCCCCCTGCAACGTATTCAAGGCGCGTTTAACGAGATTGGTTGCGCGGCCGCGTTCTCAGTGGCTAAATTAGACAACAGCCTATTCTGGCTTGGGCAAGACGCCCGTGGCCAAGGCATTGTTTACAAAGCCAACGGCTACACTGGCCAAAGGGTTTCTACCCACGCCATCGAATACGCCATCGCCCAGTATGGCAACATTTCAGACGCTATTGCTTACACTTATCAGCAAGAAGGCCATGGCTTTTACGTTTTGACATTCCCAAGCGCCAACGCAACGTGGACGTATGACGCGGCCACACAAGCGTGGCATGAGCGCGCAGGGTTGGTCAACGGCGCGTTTACCCGTCATCGTTCCAACTGCCAATGTAACTTTCTTGGCAACATCTTGGTCGGCGACTTTGAAAACGGCAATGTTTACCAACTTGATTTAGAAGTTTACGCAGACAACGGCGCGCCTCAAAAATGGCTGCGCTCATGGCGCGCGCTTCCAACTGGCCAAAACAACCTTAAACGGTCATCCCACCACAGCCTGCAACTTGATGCTCAGACAGGCGTAGGCTTAAACGGCTTGACCATCGACACGCCTTTTTATCTAACGACTGAAGCAGGCGACAAATTGATCACTGAGGCTGGCGAATACATTTTGTCTGCGCTGGAAATCATACCTATTGCAGACCCACAGGTCATGCTTCGCTGGTCAGACGACGGCGGTCACACATGGTCAAACGAGCACTGGACGTCAATGGGACGCATCGGTGAGTTTGGCCATCGCACGATCTGGCGCCGCCTTGGTATGACTGAAAAGATCCGCGATCGTGTTTACGAAGTGTCGGGCACTGATCCAGTAAAGATTGACATTATGGGTGCAGAACTTTTTGCAACACCAACCAATGCCTAACAACACCACGCAAATCCCTGCCCCGCGTGTCAGTTTGCTAGACACGCAAACTGGAACCATCTCGCGTGAGTGGTTTCGGTTCTTAAACAACATCTATACGATTGTTGGTGAAGGCACGGGCGTAATTGGGCCAACTAACGGCGGTACAGGTTCTTCTGTTATCCCCACAGACGGTCAAATACCTATTGGTGACGGCATAGGGTATATCCCTAGCACCTTGACCGCAGGCACGGGCGTCGCTATCACAAATGGCCCCGGCTCTGTAGCCGTTAAGATTACAGACACCGGCGTGGCCGCAGCGCCTTATGGTACAGCAGCCGCAGTGCCTACGATTGTGGTAGACGCCCAAGGGCGCATCACATCCGCAACTAACACAACCATTGCCATCAACGCGTCTCAGATTACAAGCGGGGCTGTTGGAATTGCTTTTGGCGGCACAGGCGCAACAACTGCCGCAGGTGCAAGAACCAACTTGGGGCTTGGCACAATGGCAACCCAAAACACAGGCGCAACTGGTACATTTACCACTGTTGATTTAAAAACTGTTACCGTGGTAAACGGTATCATTACGAGTATCGTTTGAGGATTAAACCATGACAGTTAACATCTCCCTATTCGCTGGTGCTGGCGCTCAGTTCTTTGACGACAACGGCGTGCCCTTGTCTGGCGGTTTGCTGTATACCTATTCAGCAGGCACAACTTACGCCGCGCAGACATTCACGTCCGCAACAGGCTTGTCCGCACACAGCAACCCAATTGTTTTGGATTCTGCTGGCCGCGTACCTGCTGAAATTTGGCTGACTGAAAACGTCTCCTATAAATTTGTTCTGCAAGACGCTAATAACGTGCTAATAGGCACTTGGGACAATATCCCCGGCGCTAACGATTACACCGTGTTATTGGCCGAACTTGCTAACCAGACTGACGTAACCTTGGGCGACGCTTTAATTGGCTTTAAACAAGCCGATACAGACGGCTTGATTTCTAGCGCTGTTGGCCGCACGGTGCACAACAAGCTGACAGACTTGATTAGCGTTAAAGACTTTGGCGCTAAGGGCGACGGCACGTCAGACGATACGACGGCCATTCAAGCAGCTATCTATTACGCGCAAACCAATGGTGGCGTAGTTTATTTGCCCGGCGGCACTTACATTATTTCGTCCGCGCTAACAATAACCATGAACACGGCGACAAGCAATCCGCTTACGCGCCCTTCCATGCGCGGCGACGGTGTTGGCGCAACGATCATTTTGCAGACCAATAACGCCAACGGTATCAATATCAATGGTTACTCGGCTAACCCCGCCGATTACGGTTACTTCTCAGATTTCACGTTGCAAGGCCACGCCGGCACCGGCTCTGGTATTGGCATTACTGACAGCGCTTTTATCAACTTTACAAATATTTTGCTATACGGGTGGGACACAGGTATTTACGGCGTAGACTTTTTGTCCACGGTGTTTAACCGCGTAACCGTTAGGTTTAACAACCAAGGGTTCCGGTTTGAGTCTAGCGCCAGCGGCGCGTACACGTCAGAGCCTAACGCCATTACCATGATGGGTTGCACCATAGGCAACAACAACGCTTACGGCGGCTTGATCATCGGCGCTAACACGTTTACCTTTATTGGTGGCTCTATTGAATCCAACGGCGCGGGCACTGACTTGTCTAGCGCTAAATGGGGCTTGCGCCTGACCAACTGCGGCGGTCAAGTTGCGCAACAAGGCGCTTGCGGTTTTGACTTGCAAGGCGTTTATTTTGAGAATAACGGCGGTCAAGCTAACCTTTGGATTGAGCAGACTGTCGCCCGCCCCGGCATGACCGGCGCTGTAGTTGGCTGTAGCTTTGCAGTGCTTGCCGGCAGCTACCCCGCCGCCAGCGTTTATTTGGCCGCGTCATCTTCTGCGGTGGCGTACCCGATTGCCTTTACAGGTTGCGGCTGGGTGGGCTTAGATTCTTACACGCCAAGTTCTTCACGCCCGACAATCAACAACGTCAGTTCATACTTTCCTTTGGCTTTGACAGCTTGTAACTTCTACAGTTCTGTTGACCAGTACAAGCAAGGCGCGGCCAACCGTTATGAAGATGGCGTGGAGTCATCCGGTTTTTATGATCTGAACGGCAATCCCATCAGTTCTGGCGGCACAGGTACTTTGCAAGCTGTTTTGACAGCGGGCAACATCGCGGCGCTAAACGCGGTTGTTGGCGGTAACGGCACAACCACAGGCGCAACACTTGGCCACGGCGTGTTTGGCACGGCTACTGGCGCAGGCGTCGCGTCTATTGAGACGACTTTGGTGCTGGCCAACAACTTAGTTGGCGGCGCAGGTACACAAAACGCAATCGAGTTTACCAACGGCAATTTCATGCCGGTGGCAGACAGCGGCGGCACAACACCCATTACCTTGGGCGGCGCAAGCCACCGCTGGAACGGGTTGTATTTAAACAACGCGCTAAACTGGAACGGCTATTCAATTACCGCGCCAGCCGGTTCTACATCTACTTTCTTGCGCAATGACGGCACATGGGCCGCCGCGTCTGGCTCTGGCGGCGGTACAGTCACCAGCATCACCGCTGGCACTGGCTTGAATGGCGGCACGATCACCGCGTCAGGTACGATCTCCCTGAACAACACCGCAGTGACGGCCGGCTCCTATACGTCGGCCAACATCACAGTTGACGCGCAAGGCCGCGTTACCGCAGCGGCTAACGGCTCTGGCGGCACAACACCTACTTTGCAGGCAGTCACAACGGCCGGTTACACGTCGTCTGTGACGGGCGTGTTTGGCACAACTTCAATCTCCACAGGCGCGTCTATTGGCGCGTTGGGTGCTTTTGGTTACGGTATGGGTTCGCAAGGCAGCATATTGACCTTGGCCAACAGCACCTACAGTGGCCCCGCATCGGCCGTTCAGTTAGATGGCGCTAAATTCATTCCTTATGGCGACGCCGGTTCTGCCTATCCAGTTAGCTTGGGTGACTCTACCCATCGCTGGAACAGCATGTATCTAAGCAACAACTTGGTTTGGAATGGCTACACAGTGCCCCAGCCAACAGGCGGCACAACGACTTTCTTGCGTAACGACGGCACTTGGGCAGTCCCCGCAGGCGGTGGTGGGTCAGGCACAGTCACTAGCGTATCTGGCACCGGCACTGTTGCAGGGTTATCCCTATCTGGCACAGTTACGACGTCTGGATCTTTGACTTTGGGCGGTTCACTTAGCTTGACGTCTACTCAGGTCAACAGCGCTTACTCAGGAACAAACGCTGTATTTAACGGCGTGACCGTTGGTAACGCCAGCGGTTATGGTGGCATTAACTCTGGCGGCCTTACAGGCTGTATCTTGGTTAACAGCTTTAGCGCGGTGGTATTTGAAGGCGCGGCGTTTAAGCCAGCGGTTGACAACAACTTGACGCTCGGCGCCGCCGCCCAGCGCTGGAACGTGGTCTACGCCGCAACCGGTACGATCAACACGTCTGATGGCAACATGAAGCAAGACGTGGCTGATCTGACTGAGGCAGAGACAGCAGTGGCCAAGCGCATCAAAGGCTTAATCAAGACCTTTAAGTTCAAAGATTCTGTGGCCGCCAAGGGCAACAAAGCACGCAAACACGTCGGCGTTATCGCACAAGACGTGCGGGAAGCGTTTGCGGCCGAGGGCCTGAACGCTGAAGATTATGGTATCTTCTGTTCAGACGTCGTAGAGGGCCACAGCGTGTTAGGCGTGCGCTACGATGAACTTCTTGCTTTTGTGATTGCGGCAATGTAATGCAAATAACTTACGGCAAAGGCTTTGAACTTCGGGAGCGCGTAGAAGCGTTGCAAGCCGAGGTTTCTAAAATGCCACAGTACGAGCCTGAAACAAAGCATTATTTTCATGGCGGTATGTATTGCCGTGAGGTGTTTCGCCCCGCCGACGTGCTTGTAATTGGTGCGGTTCATAAAAAAGAACACTTTTATATGATTGTGTCTGGCACGGTTGCAATCACAACTGATGAGGGCGTTCAAGAAGTAACTGGCCCTCATTTGTTTATGAGCAAGCCCGGTACAAAACGAGCCGTCTATGCCGTTACTGACGCGCGCTGTATGACTTTCCACGCAATCGAGGCAAAAACTGTTGAAGAAGCGGAAGCTGAATTGGTTGAAGAAGAACCAAACAACATGTATAGTCCCGGTAATCTTATTAAAAACCAACCATTAGAGGTGCTGCCATGACATTTTGGGTAGCTGGGGCTGTCGTAGGCAGTTCTTTAATTGGCGCTAACGCCGCAAGTAGAGCATCTAGCACGCAAGCTGCATCGGCCGATCAGGCCACGCAACTTCAGCGCGAGATGTTTAATAAGCAAACAGAACTTCAAGAGCCATGGCGTCAGGCAGGTGTTAACGCGCTTAATAAAATTCAGTCCGGCGACATTATGGGTTCAATGGATCCCAGTTACAGCTTTAGGTTTAGCGAGGGTCTTAAAGCACTTGACCGACAAGCCGCCTCGCGTGGTGGTTTGATCAGTGGCGGCGCTTTAAAAGCCGCCCAACGCTACGGCCAAGAGTTTGCATCTAATGAATTTGGCAATGCGTATAACCGCCTTGCAAGCCTTGCTAACCTAGGTCAAACAGCAACAAGCGCGCAAGGCAACGCCGCAGGCGCTTTTGGTACAAACGCTGGCAACTTGATGACCAGTGCAGGCGCAGCGCGCGCGTCTGGTTACGTCGGCGGCGCTAATGCTTTGACTGGCGGTTTAAATCAATATTTGAATTACACGCAAAACGCCAACATGTTAAACACGTTGCAAAACCGTGGGTCAACGCCTTATTCAATGTCTGGCGACTATTCAGTTAACCCGAATTACACTTTTGGCGGTTCATTAAATACGCCCGTTGGAGGTTAATGATGGCACTTGACCCAAACATTGCATTACAAGTTCGCGGCATTGAATTGCCCAATCAATTGGCTCAATATGGCCAACTTGCGCAAATTCAAAACGCACAAAATCAAAATGCGTTGGCGCAATTTCAGCTTGGCTCTGCTCAACGCGCTGAAACTAAAGATATTGCACGCACCAATGCTTTAGCAAGAGCCGGCACAGACGACAACGCTATTGCTACTGCGTTATTGCAAGCTGGTGATCTTAAAGGCTACTCTGAGTTTTTAAAAACGCGTCGTGAAACACAAAAGTTTGATGTTGATTTAGCAGATTCAAAGCTAAAGCAATCACGTCTGTTTTTAGAAAACGTAACGACACCAGAACAATACATTGCTTGGCACGAAGCCAATCATAAAGATCCTATTCTTGGCCCCATGTTGGCAGCCAGAGGCGTTACTGCTGATCAGTCACGCGCTCGTATTAACGCAGCTATTCAACAAGGCCCAGAGGCTTTTGCTCAACTAGTTAATGAATCTAAGCTGGGTACTGAAAAGTTCATGGAGTTGAACAAGCCGCAAAACATTACGCAAGATTTAGGCGATGTATCTCGTATAGTTTCTATACCGGGTTTAGGTGGCGCGCCATCTACATTAAGTACAACGGGCAAAGAAATGACGCCCGGCGAAAGTGCTATGTTGCCAATTCGTCAACAAACTGCTAACGCCGCAACTAGCCAAGCCACGACTGCACAAGGCCGTTTGGGCGTCGAGCGCAGTGGGTTAGGTTTGCGTGCTTTGCAAGCAGATCCATTTAACTTGACCGGCGCGCAAGCTGCATTTCCATTAACGCCTGTAAGCGGTGGCGGTGGCGGTGGCAATGCTATGGTGCCGGTTGCTGGTGGCGGTGGCGGCAACGCCATGGTTACCCGACCTACCGCCGCAGCGCCCGCCATAGCACCCACCGCGCCAGCAGACACAATCAGCGGTAGACAAGTGCCATTAGGCGAAGCGATCAATAAAGGTATTACTGGCCCTGATTTATTGGCGGTTATACCTAAATCATTGGCGGGGCAAGTGTCAGCCATCTTGGAGCACCGCGCCGCGCCTCCATCAGGAAACAGCGTTCGCTCGTCTCAATTGATGCAAATTGTGCAGGCTGCCGACCCTACATACGACGCGCAACAATACAAAACTAAGCAAGGTATTGAAACTGCGTTTACCGCTGGGTTGGCGTCGCGTACATTAAGATCAATTAACGTCGCAGACGACCACTTAAAAGTCTTAAACAGCACAATTGACGCGCTTGCAAATGGCGACGTAAAAATGTTAAACCAATTGGGCAACACAATTGCAACGCAAATGGGCGCGCCCGCACCAACAGACTTTAATGGCGTTAAAAATATTGTTGCGGATGAACTTGTCAAAGCTATTCTTGGCGGCGCCGGTGCGTTAGGTGACCGTAAAGCCATTCAAGAAACTGTTAGTTCAGCTAATTCACCTGAACAATTACGAAGCATGATTAAACGCTATCGAGAACTTATGGAAGGCCAGCGCACTGGATTGGCAGACCAATACAAATCTGGCGGGGGTAATAATGCGGGCGTTCTTAAGTTATTAAATCAAAATAAACCTGCTGCGCCTGCTACTGGTGAATGGAAGGTGGTGCGTTAATGGCAACTCAAATCTACAAAGTACAAGACCCTACAGGTACTATGCGTGAGATTGAGGGGCCAGCAGGCGCTAGTGACGCAGATGTAATTGCGCAAGCACAAAAATTATTTGCCACGCCTACACAAACAGGCGCTGGCATACCCGGTCAACGCAAAACACCTACGATGGGCGAATTGGCGCTATCCGCACCGCCCGCACGTTTGCTAATGGGCGCCGTGTCACCTTTGGTCGGCGCTGTGCAACTTGGCGCTAACGTGGGCGACTATATTAACGAAAAGATGGGTCAAAAGCCTGTTGTCAGCAAAGCCATCGCTGACTGGTGGAACAACCTTCAGGGTATGAAAGAACGCGGCATGGCAGCTACTGAAATGCCCGGCGTCAAACCTGTCGACGTGCTAGGTGCGGCCGGCACGCTAATGACTGCTGCGGCGCAGCCAGCCAACGCTTTGACAACAGGCAAACAAATTATTGAAGGTATGAAGCAAGGCGCTGTTGTTGGCGCCGCTTTGCCGGGCACAACCAAACTGTCTGACCAAGCCGTTGGTGGCACCGTTGGAACTGTGTTAGGCGGTGCAGCACCTTTTGTTGTTCCTCCAGCAGCCAAAGCGCTAGGCTGGATGTGGGACACTTTAAATGGGCGTCTTATCCAAGTTAAAGCGGGCAAAATTTTGCGTGAGGCGGCAGGCGACGACGTAGCCGCCATCATAGCGGCTAATGCCAAAGCCGCGCCGGGGTTGTCCTCTGGCCAAGCGGTGCAAGAAGCAAACGTGTTGTCGCCAGTATGGCAAGCGCTAAACCAGCGCGCGCCGACCGCTAACATTGCTTCTGCTAAAGCAGTTAAAGAAGCCGCAGAACAAGCTGGCCGCGTAGAAACCCTTCAAGCCGTTACACCGGATTTAGCTAAATCTTTAGATGTACGCGAATTAGCAGCTAAAGCAAACTATGGTGGCGCTAAAGCGGCTGACGAAGCGCGGCTTGCCGCATTAGCTTTACAAGAACAAGAGTCGCGTTCATTAGCTGGAACAGCAGGGCCGACTTTTGAAGCCAAACTTACGCCAACTTTGCAAGCGTTAAAAAGCAATCCAGCAATTGCCGCCGCCGAAGCGACGGCGCGGGACATGGGCGTCAATGTTGGCAAAGATCCAATGAGCACGCTTCAAGGCTTGCACGTTATGAAGATGGCCATTGACGCGCAGTTTAAAAATCCTACTGCCGCAACAGCATTACAAAAGTACAACACTGCGGCGTTACAAAACGCTAAGTCTCAACTGTTAAACGCAATTGATGAAATATCGCCGCAATACACTGGCGCGCGTATGTTATATGGCCGGCTATCAGAACCAGTCAATCAAGCGCAAGTTCTAAACAAGATGGTAGAAACGCTTAAAGGTTCTGGTACTGCTACTGAAAAGCCTGCGCAATTCTTAAACGCGTTAGGTCAGGGTGAGTCTGCGCTTCTAAAGCGTGCTGATCAAAATCCGCGTTTTGGTGGCTTGAATGAAGTGCTGACGCCTGAGCAAATGGCCGCCACTAACAAAGTTGCAGCCGAATTAAAACGCGAAGCGGGCATGGCTGACTTGGCTAAGCAAGGTACCGAAGCCTTGTCCGGCATTCTTAAAGAGCGCGCCATTACTGCGCCCGGTGTTAACGCTGTTGCGGCGGTAATCAACAAAGTGTCTGGCATCTTGCGCGGCCGTGTGTCTGATAAGACCATGGAAGCGTTGGCCAAGGGCATGCAATCTGGCCAAGGCGCAAACGAATTGTTGGCCACGCTGCCGGCTGTTGAGCGAAACATAGTTCTTAAAGCACTTGCAGAATCAAAAGTCACAGGCGCAGAAGCTGGCGCGGTGGTTAACGCCATGGCGCCGCGCCGTAAAAACCAAAACGCATTGGCTCAATAATGGAATCGCAAGTTCTATTTAACATCGCGGTAAGTTTGGCGGGATTTTTAGGTGGTTGGATACTCAACAACATCTATCGCTCATTGGAACGCCTCGATACCGACGTGCGGGCTATGCCTTTGAACTATGTGTCTCGAGACGATTACCGCGCTGACATGCGCGACGTTAAAGAAATGCTCGGCAAAATCTTTGACAAACTTGACAATAAAGTAGACAAATGAATGCGCTGGCTCGCCCTCTTACTGCTGTTGGGGCTAGTAGGAGCCGTAGCCAAGAATGGGTGTCACGTCAGGGAATTCTATGGGATTGGCTACACGATCCACGACCCGACCGAGCGCCACAAAGAAATGATGGCGTGGCTAGACCGCAATGCGCCCTACTGCAAGACCAGCGATTACGTGGTAATCTGGAACAATCTGGCAGAGTGGGCGGGTACAGCCGACTCCACATGGCTGCGTAACAAAGTTGTTCATGGATATAAAGATGCGGAACAACGTGAAAAATGATCCCGCCCATACACAAGTGGTACCCCATGGTTCAGCCGGGAGGCGAGCCAACAAAGACAGATGCGCTAGAACGCAGAGCAGAACGCCTATCGGAAGAATACGCACAAGCGTTGAAGATGAAAAAGGTGAAGGATAAGATTGACGATCTTGAGTTTGAGTTGTATGTGAAGAAGGCAGAACGCAACCAACTTAGCCTTGAGATTTTTACCAACCGTAAGCTGGATATTTATGTATGACCAGAAAACCGATACCCAGACCAGTGAAGCGAGTGTCAATGGACACCAAGGACAAGCTGACCCTGTGGGTCACGTTAATGGTCAGCTTCACCCTGTGCATCTCTGTTTTGGCTATGGTCTTCAGCTTTATGCTTGGCCTTTGGGCCAAAGAAGTGGACAACGCAGAAATCTTCAAAATGATTTCACCCGCTTTTTCTACTCTTATCGGCGGCATGATTGGGTTCCTGAGTGGTATCAAACTGATGCAAAATGAAGAAACAAAGGATAAAAAATGCTAACTCTACTATCAACCCTGATCTCTTTCCTCATGGGCGGCCTGCCCAAGCTGCTGGAGTTTTTCCAAGGCAGGCAAGACAAGGCGCATGAGTTGGCGCTGGCGCAGATGCAAATTCAGCGCGAGTTGGAAATGCGCAAGCTAGGCTTTGAAGCGCAAGAGCGCATCGAGCACATCCGCACAGAGCAGTTAGAAACTGAAAGCGCGGCCAACACTGCCCAAGTCTTAATCGGCGCGCAACAGGCCGAGATGCAAGCCATCTACGCCCACGACATGAGCCTGAACGAAGGTACCTCACAATGGATGAAAAATCTAAGGGCAAGTGTCCGGCCTGTCATTACATACGGTTTCTTTTTTCTCTTGGTCTTTGTGGATATTGGGGGTTTCTGGTATGGCTACTATATGAGCGTACCTTTCAATGACCTGTTGCAAATGCTGTGGGACAACGATACCCAAGCGTTGTTTGCGTCCATCATTGCGTTTCACTTTGGTGGCCGGGCGTTTGGCAAATGAATGTCTCGCCCAAAGCCGTCGAGATAATCAAGCACCATGAGGGTGTTCGATTTAAACCATACCAGTGCCCAGCAAAGCTGTGGACAATAGGAGTTGGCCATGTTCTTTATCCGAATCAAATCAAAATATTATTGGCTGAAAGGGGCGCTTACGCGCTTCATCCTGACGACAATCGGACGTTTACAAAAGAAGAAGTAGATGGAATTCTTAGATCCGATCTGCAACGCTTCGAGCGTGGGGTGCATACTTTCTGTCCTTGTAATCTTACACAGGGCATGTTTGATGCTCTTGTGTCTTTTAGTTTCAATGTCGGTCTTGGAACACTCCAGCGTTCAACGCTTCGTCAAAGGTTGCTCCGAGGCGATAAAGAAGGCGCTGCCGAAGAACTTCTGAAATACTGCATGGGCGGTGGCAAAGTCCTTAGAGGCTTGCAAACCCGCCGCATTGACGAGCGCCGCCTATTCCTTAACTAGCGCTCGGTACGCCTCTATGGCCGTCTTTAGGTCGCACTGCAACTGCTGAATAATGTCATCCTGTTCGCACAGTTTGACGTAGCACTCGCCAGCAAAGTCAACCAACGTCTCGCGTTCCCAAATGTCAAACTTGGGCATCTGAATTTGTCTTTTTCTCCATCCGCTAGTCATTGGTTTCTTTCTTTAAAAACGTGGAGTAATACTTGGCCGGCATCTTAGCTTTCTTGTCCAGTTGTTTGCGCAGCCATTCAGCGCCGCCAAGTTCTTGCAAGATCATCCAATGTCTATCTGACATTCGGACTTGTCGGCCTATTAGGGGTTCGGGTGGTTTGGGGCGCGGCATTTATCGCACTCTCCTAAGTTCAATCACACGTTCTGGCGGTGGGGGCGGCATGTGCTCAGATGGCGGTGTCCATCCATGCGCGCGCCAGAGCGCCTGCACGTCTGAGCCGCGCTGGTAGTTAAATGCGCGGTCTTGCAGACTCTTGCTTGGGTAAGTTACTTTGGTGCCCTCGGGCGGTGTCCAGTTGATCATGGTTGTGTTGCTCCTTTAAGTAGTTCTATTCTCTCCCGCGCAACGCGCAGGGTGTTGTAGCGCTGGTGAAGGCGCTGAAGCATAGAGACGCGCTTGGCGCCTATGCGTTCCTCATTGAGCAGCCTGAGCACTTCTTCCTCAGTCAAACTGCTTAATTTGTTGTTAAGGCTTCGCCAAGTGTCGTTCAATTTTTTTCTCCAGATCAATAATAGTTTGCGCACACTTAGCATAGGCGCGTGTAGACGCGTTAAGGTTACGATCCCTGATGCGCAATTCAGCTTTGGCCGTTTTAAGTTTGGCCTTCCATAAGTCAAGTCGTTTCATCTTGGTGCGTCCTCAAAGTTGTCAGGGTTGAACTTAGGCACGTTGGTGCCCTTGTCCTTGGGGTTTGGGAAAGGTGGAAATGGCCAAGTCATGGTTTGTCCTTCAGTACGGCTTCAAGCGCGTCCAGCGCCTTGTCCCACGCGTTGTAGTCAAGGCTGCTGTTAAACGCCCTGACCAATTCAGTGGCCAACTTTTCAACCAGCCGCAGATAATCATGTTCACTCATTTCAGTTCCTCCATTGCAATGTCCGATATGGCGCGCTTGTCATGCAAAGCCGCCCAAATTTTTTCGTCAACCGTTTTGCTGGTCAGCATGACGTAGCACCAGACGGGGTGCTCTTGGCCTGATCGGTGCAAACGTCCAATGGTCTGCTCGTAAAGTTCGAGACTCCACGGCAGGGACAGAAAGACCATGTGACAGCCCCCATGCTGCAAGTTAAGCCCATGTCCGGCTGACTTTGGGTGGACGGCCAATAGGCGTACCTTCCCTGCGTTCCATCGCTCGATGGCGCCGGCGTCGTCAAGGGTGGTGACGTTAAAGCGTCGCTTGAGTTCGGCAAGTTCTTCTTGGTATGTGTAGGCGATGATGGTGTTGGCATGTTGGTTTTCGTCTAATAATTCTTCAAGGCGTTCAAACTTGTGCATGCTGTACCAGACGGGCTTTTGTACGGTCGTGAACTTGCCCGGCGACTCAGACGGCGTTGACGTTGTGTCGTAAACAAAACCTGACGCCAGTTGTTGTAGCTTGCCCGTGACAACGGCCGCGTTGACGGCTGTGATGCCTTCCAGCACAAAATCTTTCTTCATCGTGTTGTATGGCGTCATGTCCATCGTGCAGGTTAGTTCAACAGTATGCAGCGGCGGCAACTTGTCCTTATACTCGCCTGCCTCCAAGACAAATGTGGCAGGCTTAATTACGTCCATGACCTTGGCCAGCGACCCTACTCTAGGCGCCCATTCGCCAAACTCCTTGTTGATCAGCACAAAGTATTGCTGCATGAACGCGCCTTTGCTGCGCCCTAGCAATGATTGGTCAACGATCTTGCACTGGCCAAACACGTCCTCAAGGCCGTTGCTGGTAAACGAGCCGGTCAAGCCCCAGCGCGTTGTCATGGGGTCAACCACTTTAAGAAACGCTTTGAAGCGTGTGCCTGACGGGTTCTTTAATCTGGTCAGTTCGTCAAACACCACGCCATCAAAGTTCAACTTCTGCTCGGCCAGCCATTGCAAGTTGTCGTAGTTGGTCACGACCACTTGGGCGTTGCTTTTGAGGGCGTCTAAGCGTTGCTTAGGTGTGCCAACGCACAGAGCCATGCTGATGCGGTCAGCCCACTTGGGGCGCTCGACTGGCCAAACGTCGGTGCAGACGCGCTTAGGCGCCAGCACCAGCCAGCGCTTAACATGGCCGTCGCGGATCATCTCCCACATGGCCGTCAGTGTGATGGCCGTCTTGCCTGCACCGACGGGCGCCAAGATCATGGCGCGGTCATGCTCAAAGAGAAAGTCAGCGGCTGTCTCTTGATAGGGTCTAAGTTGCATTTCTTGCTCGGATGGCTTCAGCCAAAGTGTCACCAGAGTATTCCACGCTGTCTTCACACACCTTTGCACACGCCTCACGCTCGGCAGAAGCGACAAGGGCGGCAAAGCGTTCAAGCCATTGCAAGTCTTTTTCCTGTACGGCTTCAATCATTGAACCCGCCTGTCGTGCCATGCGAATAACTTCACTTCGATTTAATCCACTCATCAACATGCTCCTTAGTCCATAAACACGCATAGTTCTGACGCAATAGCGCCATCTCTGTCTGAAATAGTTTTTGTAGTTCACTCAATCTGCCGCCTTTGGTTTTCAATTCCACAAACCAAGTCTGGCCATCGGGTAAACATGCAATGCGATCTGTTACACCTTTGCGTCCGGGCGATGTAAACTTCCAAGTCCGGCCACCGATGCGCTGCACCGCCCAATCAAAATAAACTTCAATTTCTTTTTCTCTCATGCTGTAAAGTATACATGTAAAAAAGATTTGCACAACATTTATTTTTGTGCTAACATTCAAGTTCAATTCAATAAAGGACAGTCAAGTGAGCGATGACGAACTGAAAATTATCGACAACCTTGTGACAGCTAACCTTTTGGTTACTACAACCAAAGACGCAATCGCAGACGCAAGATATGAACATCGAGAAGCAATTAAAAAAGCTGCTCTCGCTAAAACCGCATATGCAGATTTATTAAAAAAACGTTTGGAGGCACGCGATGCTGCACAGTAATATCGTCGGCGGCTCTACAGCCAAGCGCGTCATCAACTGCCCCGGCAGTGTGGCCATGGTGCAAAAAATGCCACCAAAGCCTTCCAGCAAATACGCAGATGAAGGTACACTCTTGCACAACGTGATGGCCGAGTTAATCATGGGCGACGAAGCCCCTGAGCATTACCTTGGCGCGCGTTATGAAGATCAAGTTCTCACGCAAGAATTGATCGACACCAAAATCAAACCAGCTTTGGAAGCGTTAGATGCGATCGACCCCAAACGAGTCATGGAAATCGAAGCCGAAACCCGTGTCAATTTTGGGGATTTGCTACCTGATGTTTTTGGTTCCACTGACCTTATTGGCCGTATTGGCAATCGCGCCGTTGTACTTGATTGGAAGTTTGGCGACGGCGTTATGGTCGAGGTTGAGGAAAACCCGCAACTGATGTTCTACGCGGCGGCCGCTATGCGCACGCCAGAAGCGCAGTGGGCGTTCAATGGCGTGACTGAGATTGAATGCGTCATTGTGCAACCACCACAGGTGCGCCGCTGGATCACAACGCCTGAGCGCATCGCTGAGTTTGAAAAGCAACTGGTGCAAGCGGTCAAGCAAGCACAGAAATCTGACGCAAAGCTGGCCGTGGGCGATCATTGCAAATGGTGCGCAGCCAAGCCCATCTGTCCCTTAATGACCGGCGCAGTTGAGCGTGCCTTGAAGGTGCAGATTGAAGCACTGCCTGCGCCTCAGATCAGCGACTACCTCAAGACCGCTGACATGCTAGAGGAATGGATCAAAGACTTGCGCGGCTTGGCATTGCAGATGCTTGAGTCTGGCGCCAAGTTGCCCGAATACAAATTGGTGGCCAAGCGTGCCATCCGGTCATGGTCAGACGACGAAAAAGCAAAGATTGCTTTGTTTGCGTATGGCCTCACAGAATCTGAAGTGATGGAGAGTTATATCGTCTCCCCCGCGAAGGCCGAAAAGGCGCTCAAAAAGCGCAAGATCGGCCTACCGGAAGACCTAGTGGTCGCCATCTCGTCAGGTAACACTTTGGCAAGCGTGGATGATCCACGACCCGAAGTGATGCTCTTGGGCAAACAGTTATCTGCTGCCCTTTCTAAACTACAGTAA